CTACACGCCACCACCAACGCGGCGGGCATGACCTCGGAGGCTCTTGACACGATACTGGCGGGCAGTGAGAACCAGTGGGGCAGTTTCCGCGCCAATGTTGTGACTATGGCGCAGACTGCGGCCAGCGGGTTTTTAGACGCTTTCGGGCCTATGTTTGAGCAGTTTAACATCTGGCTTGCCTCAGACAACGTGCAGATATGGTTTTCTTTGTTGCAGGTTGTGTTTTCCGTGCTGGGGCACCTGCTGGCCTGGGTTGTTATGGGTGTGATGCGCGTTACTGACGTGATAGCAAATAATCTGCACGTTGTTTTGATCGGCGCAGGGGTCGGCGTTGCAATACTGACCGCAAAAGTGTGGGCGGCGGCAAAAGCGTGGGCGGCAAAGGGCGCGGCGATGCTGTTTGCAAATAAAAAGCTGCTTGCAATCGTTGGTATCGCTTTGGCGGTTGGCGCGGTATTAAACACGCTGGGCGTGACCGCCGAGGACGTGGCCGGAGCAATCGGAGCCGCGTTTTTCTGGTTGAAAGCCTATTTATACAACACTTTCCTGGTTCCCGTTTGGAACAATTTTGCCGCGCTGGGCAACTTCTTTTATAACCTTTTCAATGACCCGGTTGCGTCCATCAAAATACTATTCCTGGATATGGCCATCAGTGTGCTGGGCACAATCCAAAAACTCGTAAATGGTGCCATTTCCCTGTTGAACCTCCTGCCGCGTGAAAACATATCAAACCCGCTGGACAACGCCGCGGCAAGCCTAGAGCGTACCAGGGCAAGCGTGGCGGCAAATTCCGCCTGGGTGGAGCGTTTTGAGCGCAGAGAGCGCAAGGACTATAACGAGGCCCTGCGCAACGGATTTGACGCGGGGCGCAACCTGTTCAACAACGTGTTTGGCGGCGAGGCCAATTATGGCGCGGGTGACGCTTTGAGCAACTGGGGGGGCACCGGCCTATTGGGTGACATCGCAGACAATACCGGCAGCACCGCCTCCGCACTGCGGAACATGAGCGATGACCTGCGACACCTGATCGCCATCCGGGAAGCGCAAGCCCTGGAGCGCGGCTCCGTATACGTCACCGTGGATATGTCCGGTATGTCTAACAACGTAAACTCCAACATGGACCTGGACGGTATGATGCACCACCTACAGGAGCGGCTGGAGGAGGCCGTACAGTCCGGTGTCGAGGGGGTATATGCCTAATGTATCAGTTTTTTATGGACGGGGTTTTGATGCCCGTAGCCCCTCCCCGGCTCCGGGTACGGATTGCCAATAATAACCGCGCACTCACCCTGGTAAACGAGGGCGAGATCAACCTGCTCAAAACGCCGGGCCTAACAGACATAGACTTCACCTGTCTGTTGCCGATGGTGCCGTATTCCTTTGCCAGATACCAGGACGGTTTCCGTATGCCGTCATATTTCCTGGCCGAACTGGAGCGGCTGAAAGTGGCGCGGCAACCGTTTACCTTTGTGGTTATCCGTACCCCGGACAGCAGCGCGGCGCGGGCTGAGATTGAAACCACCATGAGCGTGTCCCTGGAGGACTACAGCATCGTGGAGGACGCGGCGCGGAACGAGCGGGATATGGCCGTGGAAATCAACCTCAAGCAAGCCCGGCCATTTAGTACAAAGACAATCACCATTGAGCCGGAGAGTGGCGAATCTACTACCACCGACAACCGCGAGACAAACACGGCCCCACAGGAGGCCACCTACACCATTGTGCGAGGTGATACCTTGTGGGGCATTGCTGCCCGCAAATTGGGCAGCGGTGCGCGGCACGGCGAAATATTCCGGCTCAATGAGGCCGTAATCGAGGAAGCGGCGCGGCGGCATGGCCGGGCCAGCTCGTCTAACGGTCACTGGATTTTTCCCGGCACGGTGATCCGCATACCACCCAGATAGGAGGCGCATTTTATGGGTTTTTGGGCTTGGCCTGTTCCATCGTCCAGTAGAATATCGTCACCTTTTGGCCCACGCCGCTCTCCCGGTGGTATAGGCTCCACAAACCACCAGGGCATTGACATTGCGGAGCGGACCGGTGCCCCGATTATCGCCTCCCGGCCGGGGCGTGTCATACAGTCCGGCTGGCGCGGCGGCTTTGGCAACACCGTGGAAATTGACCACGGCGGCGGGTGGCGGTCCTTATACGCCCACAACAGCCTCAACCTGGTGAGCGTGGGGCAGGTTGTCCCGATAGGCCACCGAATCGCACTGGTGGGCAGCACCGGCAACAGTACTGGCCCACACTTGCATTTTGAGGTACGGCTAAACGGGCGGGCTATGAATCCCACGGCCGCGCCTGTCAGTGTACGTTTTGCCAACACTGTGGCCAACACGTCCTCCGCAGCCCCACCTTTGCCGGGCAACGCCCCAGGCGGCGGTAATGCAGCGGCACCGGCGCGGGTGGAAATCACCTCTGTGGTGGTGTCCTCTGTCACCGGCACGACCGGCACACGGCGCGAGAGTGACCTGCGCAACGTGGACAGCGCGGTATCCCACGGTTGTGAAATCCTGATCCAAAACCGGAGAAATGACATACTCTTGCCGGTTGTGGAGGGTGAGATTACGCTGGACTATGCGCGCAGAGGCTCCCCCGGCACGTTAAAGTTTAACGTGGTGAACGATGATATTTTGGACTTTCACGAGGGGAACCCCGTGCGTTTTCGCGTGGACGGTCAAAATGTCTTTTATGGGTACGTGTTCAAAAAGAGCCGAGTGGCACCGGGGGACGTGATCTCCGTCACCTGTTACGACCAGATCAGGTACTTAAAAAACGAGGACACGATGGTGTACTCAAATCTTACATACTCCGCTCTGCTCAGACAGATTGCCCAGAACTACAACCTGGCGACCGGGGAGATTGAGGACACCGGCTTTGTGATCGCCAAACGGGTGGAGGAGGGCAGCCTGCTGGACATTTTGACCACGGCGGCGGAGCTTACCTTGCTAAACACCGGCAACCTCTTTGTGCTCTTTGATGACTTTGGCCGCCTATCCCTCAAGAAACTGGAAGCAATGCGGCTCCCGATCCTAATAGACCGGGACACCCTGGGGGACTTCACATATACCACCAGCATTGACGATGAGACATATAACCGGATCATACTGGCCCAGGATAATGACCTGACCGGGCAGCGGGAGCTGTTCGTGGCAAACGAACCCGTGAACCAGTCCCGGTGGGGCATTTTGCAATATTACGAGAACTTGTCAAACGCCACGCCGCAGGTGCTTCGGGAGCGGGCCAACGTGTTGCTGCGGCACTACAACCGGAAAACCCGCCAGCTGCGGCTCAAGGATTGTTTTGGGGACGCGAGAGTGCGCGGCGGATCATCCGTGGCCGTACACATGGGCCTGGGTGATATGGTCTTGCGGAACTTTATGATCGTGGAGCGGGTGCAGCATCGGTTTTCAAACAATCAGCACATGATGGACTTGACCGTGGCGGGCGGAGGTGGTTTTGTTGGGTGAGGCATTTGCTTTGCTGGAGTGTATAAAAAAAGCGGCCGTTGACGCGGTAAAGAATGAAAAGCCCGTGGAGGTTACGGTGGGGCGCGTGGTGTCTACGGCACCACTCAGGATACAGGTGAGCCAAAAGCTGATCCTGGAGGGCGATCAGCTTATCCTGACGGACGCCGTGCAAGACTTCACCGTGGATATGACGGTGGAGCACCAAACGGAGGACGAAACCGCCCACACCCACGCGGTCCAGGACACATACACGGGCGGCGGCACAACGTCCCCGACCAACCACCGCCACGCCTACACAGGCCGCAAACGCTTCACGGTACATTTGGGCTTGGCGATGGGTGAGCGCGTTGTGTTGCAGCGGCTACAAGGCGGGCAGCGGTACATCGTGCTAAACCGGATAAGGAGCGAGGTGTAATATGTTACCGACTTTCCCAGAGGATCAAGTTTTCGACTTTGAACAGGTAGAGATACCAACCAGGACGTTTGCCATCGACTTTGAGCAGTACATCGTCCAGGGGCACACAGACGGTCTGGCCGCTATGCGGCAGGCCGTATTTTTGGCCTTGCATACGGAGCGATTTTTACACGCGATTTACAGCTGGAATTACGGGGCAGAAATGGATGGCTTGATTGGTCAGCCCATCCCTTTTGTTTATGTCAAAATCAAAGACGCCGTAACTGGGGCACTCATGCAAGATGACCGGGTGCTGGCCGTGGAAAATTTTGACTTTGAACAACCGCAGCGCGGCCGGGTGCTGGCGCATTTCACAGTAAGGACAACCGAGGGGCCTATTGAGGCGGAGAGGATGGTGACGATCAGTGTTTAGTGAATTTGGGGCACATTTTGACGAGATGACCTTTGAGCGGCTGCTGCGCGAAGTGTTGGCCAGGGTGCGGGAGCTTGACCCCGGCGTGGACACGCGGGAGGGCTCAGTCGTCTACACGGCCGCCGCCCCTACCACGGCGGAACACGCCCAGATATACATAGCCCTGGACAACATCCTGTCAGAAACCTTTGCGGACACCGCCTCGCGTTACTTCCTGATCAAACGCGCAGCGGAGCGGGGCCTTGCCCCTTTCCCCGCCGAGGCTGCCGTTGTGCGCGGCGAATTTACGCCGGTGACACTCCGGCTGGAGGGTGCGCGGTTTTCTGCCCAGGGCCTAACCTTTGCGGTATCTGAGCGCATATCTGATGGGATGTACAGGCTACGCTGTGAAACCCTCGGCCCCATCGGAAACATCACCACGGGGCGGCTTCTCCCGATTGAACCCATCAACGGGCTAGAATCCGCCCAGGTCACAGAGCTGCTGATCCCCGGCGCGGACGAGGAGGAAACTGAGGCTTTTCGGCAGCGGTACATGGGCAGTCTGCGATCCCAGGCGTTTGGTGGGAACCAGGCTGACTACAAGGAAAAGGTACTGGCCCTGCCCGGCGTGGGGGCCGTCAAGGTGTTCCCAGTTTGGAACGCCGACCTCGCACCCGCGTCCTTTGTGCCGTCCGTGGAAGTCACGGACTGGTACAACGGCATACTGGCAACTTTGCCGGGACCGGTTGCGGCCTGGCTGACCGCAATATATACCGCCGCGCTGGAGTTGTTGCTGACTGTGGGCGGCACGGTGAAGTTGGTCATCATGGACACCACATATAATCCGCCCTCGGCGGACTTGATTGCAGACGTGCAGGAGGTGGTTGACCCTCCGGGCACCCACGGCGAGGGCCTGGGCACGGCCCCCATCGGTCACGTTGTCAGTGTGCAAGGTGTGACCGGCGCACCCATTGACGTTGCGCTCACCTTACAATACCAGCCCGGCTGGGACTGGGCGGCGGCGGAAAGTTACGTGCTAGAAGCCATTGACGAGTATTTCAATGAGCTGGCACGGGGATGGCAGGACGCGGACAACACAGTGATCCGCGTGTCACAGATTGAAACCCGCATCTTGGCAACCCCCGGCGTCCTGGACGTGCAAAACACGCTCCTCAATGGTGCTAACGAAAACGTGACCCTGGACGACACGCACATCCCGGTGAGGGGGGCTGTCAGTGGATAGGTTGCTGATTGACTATCTGCCCCAGGTAGTCCGCGAGGTGCGGGAGTTTAAGGTCTTAATGGCGGCCCAGCAGCCGGTGGTTGAGACAATATGGGCGGCCCATGATGACGTACTAGAGAACCAGTTTTTATTGTCGGCCACAGCCTACGGCATAAGCCGGTGGGAGCGCATACTGGGGATTTTCCCAAAGGACACGGACGGGCTGGAAATGCGCCGCGCCCGTGTCCTTTCCATTTTGCGGATCCGGCTGCCGTACACTGTCCGCTGGCTGCGGCGTTGGCTCACGGATTTGTGCGGTGAGGGTAACTTTTTGCTTGAGGTATACCCCTACACCATATCACTTGATCTGGGGCTTGATAATATCCCGGAGGCGGAGCATCTAGTCACGGACCTCATGGCTTTGTTGCAAGTGGCAAAGCCCGCAAACATGGTGTTGAATTTTAACAGCATGAGGCAGTCCACCGGCTCCGTGTTGGTGGGCGGTATATCAGAAATGGCCGCCACTGTGGAAGTGTGGCCCGCCCGGTCCGTGCTCGAATCAACAGGCGGCGTACAAATGGCAGGATTTACGGAGTATGTGGTCACAGTAGAAACATACCCCGCAACATAAGGAGGAGTAAAACATGGATCAGTTTGTCACGGTAATAACCAGCATCGGCCAGGCGAAGATCGCGGCGGCCATAGCGTCCGGGGTGCCTGCCCTCATCACTGAGGCGGCAGCCGGTGACGGGGGCGGCTCGTTCTACAATCCG